CCATAGTGTATCTAGCTGTATATGTCTCTTGTGCAGAGTCAAATACTACACCAGAACCTTCTGGTTTAACTGCCGCGTTTGCAAAACCAGATAACATAACTTCTTCCTCAAACGCTCTGTCTGAAGTTTCTGTTACGTATATCTCAGCATGCTGATTCTCATAACGTTTATATTCCAAGCCGAACAGTGCGTTCAAACCTGGCTCTAGTTCTTTGACTAGTTGTCCTCTACTTATCGCCATTTTTGTTCTCCTATTCTAGCTATTATATGCCGTTATTTTTAGCGTTGTATAAGTGCTCATTGATCATCACAACAAAGTTCACATGAGATGAACTTAAATCATTGTTTTTGATGTCAGTTGAAACACCTGTTACTTTTACTTGAGCCGTTCCCGTTGTTACAGTCGAGTCGTCTAATTGTGTTGTTGACACATTGTTAGCCGAACTTGGTGTAGTTGGGTTAACGTTAAGATTGAAATTGTTGAACACATCAGTTTGCGCAGACGCAAGTGTGTTGTCCGACTGAATTTCAAATCTTTCGTACGGATCGTCAGCTACGAAAGCAACAATGTCACTCGCATTTACTTGAGAGTAACTGTTTTTAAACGTAGGCTTACTTGTTGTTGGATCAGTAAAAAAGACTCCATTGAGTGATCCCACCATGAAAGCTTCTGATGCTGCACCAAGATGAACTGTTCCATCTGCTGTAGCGTTCACCACATCTTGAAAGAAGATGCTAGTGGTATCGTTCGCTTTAATGCTGTACTCACTTAAACCCTGGTTGTCTCTATTCTGACCAATTTTTCCAATTGGTCTAAGACCAAAAGGAGCGTTTTGATTTGCCATAATAGGCCTCCTTATATTGTACCTGCCCCGAAGGGCCTCCAGTACGGGTTTATGTTACTCGATGGTTAGAATTCCTAATTAGGATTTCTTTGAGCCACCAAAAGTCACACGCGATTGCCTGTCGATATCGATAGGCATGCTTGGGTGCTGTTCCTTCATAAGATCGTTATCCATTGCTTCAATCTTTTCAGCATGCTGTTTAGCATAGTGATCAGTTCTTTGTTGCGCGATCTCTTCCGGTACCCTAGCCAGCACTAGGCCGCCAACACCGATTACTCCCTTGTATTTGCCGTCTTCGACTCTTGGATAGTCTGAATCAGGATATTCATCTGCTCTCACTAATTCGTAACCAGATCTTAATCGACCTTGTACATTTTTAGTATCAACAAATCCTAAAGATTCAGCCCGTAGCCATCTATGTCTAAAACCTGTTGGCGCAGGGGGTGCATCTAATGCTGATGGTGGAGTCCAAACTTTTTTTCTAGTTTCTTTTTCTCTAGTTTGGCTCGCACGAGAGACTTTTTTATCGTTTTTATTTTCCATATGCCTATGCCTCCTTCGTGATGTTTAGTTGTTTCGCATATTCTTCAAGTGGCACACCTAATTTTTTAGCGATTGCGACCTGTGATGGTGTGAGCCTCACAGTTTTGCGTCCAGATTTGGTGCTTCGCTTCGCTGAAGCTACTGTCTGCACCGGAGCAGGACGTTTGTCTTCTCCTTTATCGCTAGTATTACCAAACTTATGCGGAAATTCAAGTCTTATTCTTTTATCTATTTCAGCATAATATTCTTCACTTGCAGGGTCATAACCCTCTTGTTCAGTTAATTGTTTATGTAGATCAAACGCCGTGTAAGTCATTGCGTTGTCCTGTCCAAACCAAGAATTTTTTTCTGCCCACTCTTGTGCTTTTGGATCAGGTCTAGACTGTTCTGGTATTTGTCTATTTAACTGAGGTCTTGGTTGTGTTTTTTGATTGGCTTTCATCTCTTCTTGAGCTGCTTTTGTTTCAGCCAATTTAGCTTTTCTATAGCCAAGTTCAGATATAGCCGCTAAAGCTTCAGATTCAGCTTTGAGATCATTTGCTTCTCTCGATGCTGCTAACTTAGCTTGTGCTGCTTGCATACCTGATTCAATACTATCTTCTGTTGCAGTTACATAACCAGGTTCTAGTTTTGAAATTTTCTTTTCTGCTTGTTCTCTTAATTTAATTTGAGCTCTAGCATACTCAGTAGCTTCATCTTTTTGACGTTCAGCTTCTCTCCATTTTTTGGTTAACTTGGCTATTCTTTTTTGAACTGTGTCAGAGTATTGTTCTAATTCTTCTTTCTTTTCTTCTTTGGGACTTTCTTCTGTTTTTACCTCTGTTGGTTTATCTTCTTCAACAGGTCTAATTGTTGGTTCTTCAACAGGTGTTTCTTTCTCTTCTATTAACGCCTCCTCTTTTGTTTCAGGTACATCGACGTCCATAGCTGGACCGGAGGTGTCGAGGTCTACTGTTCTTTTTTCTTCTTCTTGCATAGTTTCTCCTGTCTATGTTTAGTATTGATGAAGTATATCTTCGGGGTTATCTATAGTAGCTAATACTTCATCGTCATTAAGCATTCTAACTTCACCCCCGTCAATTTGTATTCGTGATCCAGCATAACGTGCAAAGATCACCCAGTCCCCTTTTTTACACCAAGGGCCTTCTGGAAATTTATCTTTATCTTTGTAACAATCTGGACCAGCTTCTAAAACTAATCCACAAGTAGAAGCTACTTGTTGTCTTTCCAAAGTGTCTTGTCCCAGATACAAACCACCTTTGGTTTTTTCTGGCATTTTAAATGGTAAAACTAAAAGTCTCCAACCGGTTGGTCGAGGTAATTTTGCGGATTCTTTTTTCTTTAATCTTTCGTATCCGTCAACTTCTTTTTGATGTTGTTTATCAGTTTGCTCCTGATATTTCTCGGCCAAAGCATATTTAACTTTTGGTGTCGAGTTTGATGATTGTTCCTTTTTCATCTTGTTGCTCCTTCATATTTAGCAGGTTAGAGATATCCTGTGATATTTTTAAATAGGCATGTGCCTGTCCCATCATATATTTGTATTTCTCCATATTGTCAATACCTCCAGCAATCATAGAGTCACCAATTTGTTGATAGGCTTCTTTTATTTGTCTTTGTAGTTTTGTTATCATTGTAAAGTCATCCATTATCTCTCTCCTAGTTTCTTTTTATATTTGTGAACTCTATTACGAGCACGTCTTTCTTCATCTTTATTTTTAGCGTCTCTAACATCTCGTCTAGCTTTCATCAAATTCTTTACAAGGCTTTTCTTATAAGGTCCTTCTTTTAAATCAGATACTCTATAAGACTTACCGTTAAACTTTCTTCGTTTTTCTGATGGCATCTTTACCTTTTTTAAATATAGCAGCGACTTTATTTTTACCCATGACTTTGGCTCGCTGTTCTCCAACAGTCAAGATTTGAATTTTTCTAGCAAACGGTTTACTAATTTTTTTAACTTTCGCCACCGTCTTGCGCGCATCCGTCGGCGTAGCAAACTTAATCGAAACAGTGTCTCTGGGGTTTTCATCAGTATAAAGACGACGCCCACTACCTTTAGGTTTTTTACCTGTCCCTACTTTTGGATCTGCCACTTAGAACTCCTTTCAAAGTTTTTGCTTGACCAGCATGTGCCTTAGATGCCTTTTTTAAAGCCTTCATAACTTTTTTTATTTTAGCTTTTTGTTTTTTCATTTTCTCTCCTTATATTTTTCTTTCCAATATTTTTCTCTCTCTAGTCTTCTAATTCTATAATCTAATTGATCTAGTCCTAATATTTTTATTAAAAATTTTTTTAACATTTCCATCTTCTTCTAGCCTGACGTAATCTAGAATTAGGATCTTTTGCTGCCTTTGGAAATTTTTTCATTTGACCGGCGCTTCTCGCGCAGAAGGACTTACGTCTCTTCGCAGCTTTTGATCCAGGTTTTACTTTACCTGTCACGGCTGTTTGTAATTTAGAACCTGGATTAAGTCTTCTATAAGCTTTAACTCCAGCCTCTGTCATTCCAGCGCCTTTTTTTGTGGCTCTAAAATTTTTTTTATTTCTTGGTGGCATTCCGCCTTTTGCCATTGTTACTCGTTCTACCAACATTAAATTAGTCCTTTATAATATTTTCTGTAACTAGGATTAGAAACTTTTACACCACCTAAGTCTCCAGAGATGTAACTACCTGTATAATTTTTTTGAGCTTGTCTTATCATTGCATCTCCACCATCAGCTGCTTTTTTTCTTTTTGCAAATGTTGGAACGTTTGTAGGTTTAGGTCCCACATTGGCAGCTGCCCGTTTTCTGGCAACGGCAGATTTTCTCTGTCCCTCTGTCATTCGTCTTGCTTTGGCTAACGGCACGCACTTTGGATACTTCCTCTTCGCGTCCTTCTTTTGTTTTGAACGGCCACACTTTGCGAACGAGCCATCTTTTCGCTTGCTCCCAATATCTACCCATTTTTGTTTGAACCATTTATCAAGACCATTTTTTGCCATGTTACGTATACATCTTTGTTTCTTTTGTTCTATCAGGCATGATAGCACCACATCCTCTAGCGACAGATCCTTTTTTCAAACCTTGTCTTCTTAGTCTTTGTGTTGCCTCCATCAAACCTCCACCCGCAGCTTTTTTTCTTCCTTTGAAATCTTTTCTTTTGACTCCAGAAGGATCTTTAATTTTACCTGCACAAATTTTACTAGCATAGGCATTAGCATACGCTGATGGGTACACGGCAAATTTTCTTTTCGCTGCAGCTTTTCCTCTAGGACATAACTTTGTCATTATCTTTTCCTCGCTGTTTTCCAAGTCATTATTTTTTCCTTGCTGTTTGTTTTGCTCTTTTAAAGTCAGATGCTTTTGGTGCACCCTTCGCACCTTTCTTTCGCATCTTACCTCCACGTTTTCTTTTCGCGTGAATGTTAGCATATAAACCTGGACCGGCCATTACTTTTTTCCTCCACGTTTAAAGTAACGTCTTCCCTCCAAAGCAATCACTCTTGATGATTTCTTTGCAGGTTTCTTTTTCTTCTTCTGCGTCATCTCTTTGATGAGCTTTTGAAGTTGTTTAGCTCGTTTGGACATTATCTATTGATCTTGCCAGACTTCTTAGCTTTGCTACCGAATCTTCCGTAAGACTCATCTCTAGAAGCTTTTAATTGCTTCTTAGTTCTTTTCTTCTTAATTCTCATAGCGATAGACTCATCTTTTCTATCTTTGAAGCCTTGTTTCTTTTTGCCAACACGACCACCTTTTTTCATCATAGTTCCACCTCTCATACCCATGTCAGGTGAGTAGAAACCAGACGCTTCGTCTTTTCTAGCTTTGCCAGAGATCATGCCTCTGCCTCCGCCCATTTTTTTCATTCTTCCACCACCCATTGCCGGTGTTCTTGGCTGAGTAGTTTGTTTGTTAAATCTTGGATTAGCCATTATTTTTTTCCTCCGTTTTTAAAGATTTGTGTTCCCTTTATTCCAAAAATTGATCCGACGACGAGGATCCAAAGGGTACTGAACCAAGTCGGCAGTGCTGCGAAATGTTCGAAGAAAGTTTTTACTTTCTCCAACGCGCCCGGATCGTCCGAGAAGACCCCCCAAGCGAGCACCACTATCGGGGCAGACAAGATCACAAGAACAAATTCGTCCTTATAATCATTTTGTCTAGCCTCTAACAACTTGCCTTGGTAAGCTTCCTCACCTCTGGCTTGTCGTTCAGCGTGCAGTAATTGAGCGTCAGACATCGCAACTTTTGCCTTCTGCCTATTAGCATAAATTTTACTACCAGCGGAGACAGCTAATTTGATTGCTGAAAACCACATGTTAATACCACTTAGCTGTTTTTTTCTTGTCCTTCAGCATTCTTTTAGTTCCTCTAACCTCTGTTTCATCTCCAGTTGGTATGTAGTTTCTTGGCATACCGTCTGCAGTTGTTACAGATCTAGGATCTAACTCAATATTTTGAGATGGAATACCTATTTCTTCGGACTCAACAAAAAATTTATCCTCTTTTGCCATTTTTCCTCCTGTTTTTATTTATGCCGGCTTGATTTAAAGCAATTGCTATCGCTTGTTTACGATTTTTTACTTTTTTATCAGAGCCACCAATTTTTAGAGTTCCTTTTTTGAACTCTTTCATGACCTTTTTAACCTTTTTTTGTCCTTTTGTCATTTTTTTTTCTTCATCTTCCCATTTTTAGGTTTTGGTATCACACCTCTAGCCATTAAAATGTCTTTTTTAGTAATTTTTCCGTCACCTGAAACGTCTGGAAAAGATTTTTTCTTCTTTTTCATTTTTTTCTTCATTTATTTTCTCCTTCGTATCTTTCAATCTCTACACTTGGCATCATTTTATCTACATTTGGTACAGATTTACTTAATATTGTTTTTTCTATTGATGTATTAGCTCTTAGTTTGGCCAACTGCTCGTTCTGATCCAACTTATCTTGTTTATCTTGTTGGTTCATCATTGCCTTCATACGATCTAGATCAAGTTTTTCTTGTCCTTCTACTCGTTTTCTTTCATTGTCCATAGCTCTAAGGTCTAATTCTCTTGATCTCAATTTAGCAATTGGATCATTATCAAATTGTGAAGTAATTGCTTTTTCTTCTTTCATAAATTCACCCATCATCTCTGCAATTAGAACAGATTTTCTAGCTTCTATTCTTAAAGTAAACTGTCTTAACTGTTCTGCAGCTTGTGGGTTTTGTTGAGCTATCGCTGATAGCTGTTGAATTTGTGGTAGCTCCTCTGCAAATTCTAGTTCTATTTGTTCTTGAGCCATCAAACTAATATGTTCAAAAATATTTTTTTCCATAGAAGCCATGACCATAGGATTATTTCTAGCAATGTTTGTTGCCATAAAATTTAAGTGAGCTGTGATGTGAGCTCTGTGATCTTGACCAGGGAAAGCGTTAAATGGTTTGCCAGCTAAAGCCATGATAGCTTCAGTCGCCGGATCCATAGGCATTGGTTGTTCAGGTTTAAGTAATAATAGATCTATATCTTTTACACCTAACGCTTCATACATATTTCTGTATGCTTGATACATATTATGTATTCCAGGATTAGAAGTTGCCAGTTGCAACTCTGTTTGTGCGAGGGAAATACGCTGAGTTTGAGAAAAGATGTTGGGGTCTGCAACTGGCACTATATCTACTCGATCATCAAAGTCTGCTTGTTTAATCATTCTTTGACCCCCAACTACGTCATATGGATATTCCGGTGGTAGATATAACTTGAATACTCTTGCTAATAATTTGAATTCAGATTTTAACGAAGAGTAAATTCTTTTATGTATAGCTGACATTGTTCTTGATCCTCTTTCAAGAAGAGCAACTGTTGTACCAACAGCAGCTTGTTGATTGCCATCACCAACTTGTAAATCTGCAATCGCTGCAAATCTTTGGCCAGCTTGAACTACTATACCCATTAAGTTTAATAAAGTTGCAGATGGTTCTTTGAATGGCAACATCATGAAAGAATCTTTTAAGTTACCACCTGGTGCATCTACATCTCTAAACTCACCTGGTTGTATAGATTGCGCGTCATCTCTAATTCTAATGCCACGCATTTTAAATCCTGCGGGTAGGTTGGAGAGCGTACCCGCATCCAATAATTGACGAAGAGCTGCTGTTGCAGTTCTAGACAGACCACCAATCATATGGATGAGACCGAAGCCATAAAATCCTAGTCCGGGTAAAAATTTAAAATGGACAAAATATTGGATCTTATCTTTTTTCGGATCTCCAATTTCGTAATTTCTTCTAATAGATAAAACTTGTCTTGTAGCTAATTCTACAGTCACTATGTATGGAATCTTTATTCCAGATGGTTCGCCAGTTTCATCTGTTTGTTCAAAACCTTCTAAATCTAAATTTACATGACACTCTAACAAAGTGTAAATATCATCATCTTTTGATTTTCTTTGACCTTCTAATTCTCTTTCTTTTTTCTCTAGTTCATCTTCTTCATAGCCAGGTGTTCCTAATTCTATATCTCTGTAGAAACCTGCTACTTGTTGTTTTCTTAAATCGTTCTTAGAAACTTTTACCCTGTGAATGATTGCCTCCGCATCTTCTAATGAGGTAGCTGAATACGGAACAATCAAATCATCCGCAGGTACAAACTTTGACACTGCTCTTCCTTCAAGTTCATCGTAATAAACTTTTTTAAACGCTGAACCTGCAAGAGGTAAGTAGAAGAGCATTTGATCAAAGTCCGGCTCATAGTCTTTCATGTTTTCCATGAGCTCGTAATTCATGTAATCTTTAACACGTTCTGCTTGTTTTGTTTTTTCTGGATTAGGTGCACCAACTACTTGTGTTCTGACTGGTCCATTAGCTGGGAGTAACTCTTTATAAGCGAGAGCCTGAAACTGTGTAACAGCTTCAGCCAAAACCGGGTGAGTCGCCCCCGAGGCACCTTGAAACGGTTCCGTTCGCATGTCATATTTGAATCCTAATAAATCTAAACCTTTTGAATAACTTTGTGCCCAGTCTTTTCTAGAAGCATTATAGTCTTGATACTTTTGTGTAAGATCAGATCCTAGTTCTCCTAGTACTTCGTCTGGTAAAAATTCTGCTAAGTTTGCATAGTGTTCGTCTCCACCTTCTGGTGATGCAGCCGCCGGATCAAAGTCTACTTCTACTGATCCATCTTCTTGTTCTTCTATTTCAACCGGGCCTTTTGATGTTTGCACTTCTTCAGCTGCTTGCACAACTTCTTCTGTGATCTCTTCTTCACCCGGAATTGTAACGCTGCCCCTTGGACCTTGAGTCAGGGACTTGTCTATTTTGTCTGCCATTTAGTTTCTCCAATTTGACCACCTTAACAGTATTGTAATCTATTTTCAAGCCTTGTGGTGTTGGCCCAGACTTGGGTGGTAATAGGTTAGTTTTAGGATATTTAGTCAGGTTCAACCTCTTTTTTAATTTGTTCTATAATATCGTCTTCCATTCCATCATCAAATCCATCCACAGTTCCGTCTCGATCAAAAGTAGCTGTGCCTTCATCATAATAGTCAGGTTCTATTCCATCCTCTGTTGTACGAGAAGGTTGATATTCCATAACAGATTTATTTTCTATGGTGTCAAAACTTACGTTTTCATCTGCATAACCACCTATTTTATCTTTTTCAATTCTTTGAAGTCCAGTAACAGAATCTTCTGTTAATGTATATTCAGATCCATCCATACCCGTGTAATTAGTTTCTGTCATTCTTTCACCAGGTTTAATTTTAGATTCTGTTCCTAGTAATTTAATTTTATTAACTAAATCAAAAAAATATTTTGGCGCTTCACTAACAGTTTCTACAGCTTTTTCTGCTACGGGTGCTGCCATCTCTCCAACTCTAAAAAATCTACCAACTAAAGGTAAGCTAGCGAGTCCTCCCATAATTTTTAAAAACTTTCTTTTACTAGGATCATCTGGTCCGTCCGCATATCCTACACGACCTCCATCTGCTAACATGCCTCCCTCATCCATTAAAGGAGCAACCTCACCTTCCAAATATTGTTGTTTTTGAAAAGGTGTGAGTGAATCTATGTATTGTTTTTCTTTTATACCTGCTTGTATAAAATCTTTGGCTAAACCTATACCGGTTATACCAGCACCTATTGGTGTTGATACTCTAGCAGCTTTTGCCATTAAAGGACCTAATTTTTTAAAAGCTTCAGGGAATAAAAGATCAACTCCAACCATGGGTTGAGTAACCGCATCTATAAAACTTTTACCTTCGTCCATTCCTCTTTTAGTAGTATCCGCTGCAAGTCCCACAGCGACAGGTAAAGAGCCTATAGTTTTTAAACCAAACTTACCTACATCTTTTAAAAGATCTGTGCTTATCATACCGGCTTCACTAGGTAATCTTAATTCCATATCTTTTATTTGATCAATTGGACTTCTTTTAGATACCTTTTCTGCTTTCTCAGTAAATGTTTCTACAGGTATCT